CTGGGTTTACGATGCCTGCTAATTTAACTAAGTCTCTTAAATCCATTTTTTATACCTTATATTCTGTTGCTAATTCTGATTTAGGTAAGTTCTTAACAAAATTAGAAACAAATTCATTTCCAAAATTATCTTTATGTTCTACTTTTTCCGCTTCACTGTAATCAGCATCTGCTAATACACTTTTAACTTCATCATCAGTAGTGTTCTCTAAATCTTCTTCTTCATCGATAAACTCACCTTCGTTATATACTCTAATTGCACCAATATGAATACCTGTTGCGGCTGCAACTTCTTCTTGCATTACATTTGGAGTACATGGGAGATGTGTTACAATTTCCATAGTAGACACTGCACTCGGGCCAATATCACCAAACCCGGCTGGGCTTCGTTGAATAATACTTGTTTTCGGCGAACTAACACTCTCTACATTGTATCGAGCTAAGTGTGATTCCAATTTTTTTAATTGCTCATCTGACATGTCAGCTACAGTACGTAGTCTGAAGTTGTATGTTTTCTCAGATTCTGCCAAATATTGCTTTAAACTTTTCATACTATTATTCCTATCTTACAGTTATTTATCACTATTATTTGTTTTTTGTACTTTTGCCATAATGTCATTGATTAAACTTGCTCTATCAAACTCTTCAGCGGTTCCGTCGATAGGATCACCGTCAATTGGAGCATCATTCAATTTTGCAATTTGCATTTCAACTTTCTTTTCTTCTAGATCAAGTTTACGTTTACGCATTTGCATTTCAATCATCTTTAATTTTTTGTCCATCTTTGCTGTTTTAGCTGTAATGGCGTTTGTCATCATTTTACTTGCACTATCAAATACTGGAGCCGCATGCCGGTCTTCTACATTTTGTCCAAGGTCCATAAGGTCTTGAAATGCTGACATTGCTTGTTTTGCATACTCGTCCATGTCTTTGTCTAGTGATTCTAAATCACGAACTGCTGGCAAGGCTTGATCAATTTTGTCTGCTGTTTCTAATGTTTGTTGTAGTTTGTCTAAATCAAATCCAGTTTCAGCTTCACTAGTATGCTCTGGAGTTTCTGGGCTAGCCATGTTAAACACTTCTTCAATTTTTTTACTCATTTTTTTCTCTTCTTTAGTTTCTTAGGATTATTGAACAGCTCATTTTCTGTTAAAACACGAAACCCAACGCCTTGCTTTTGTGCAAATAACTTTGCAGCCTGCCATTTTGCTTCGTTAACTACGGCGGCGGCTTTTTGTGCTGGACTTCTTGCATTACCAAGTATTTGACCTGCTGGCTTAATTTCTATAAATTCAGCATGCCTCTTTTTATTTACATCTTCATATACAATAAAAAAGTCAGGCACATACATAGTTTGTTTATTTTTAACTGGGTTAAAATATGGGATACGATGACTTTCGCTTGCCCATGCTACTACACTTGGATGTGTATCGCAAAAACGCATAAATTTTAATTCCCATCCACTACGATATCTCGGAGAATGTTTTCCGATATATCTAGATAGATTCCTAGGTGTAAATATGCCTTGTTGAAACTTGGATGCCATTATCTACGTATTTATAATGCTTAAAAGTTTTTAAATTCAATGTGCTCTGGTTGAAACTGTACAGTCCAAGTAATAGGCGAACTATCTGAATAATTAAGGTTATCGTGTGTCACATTAGTAATCATACAGTTTATCATTTCACATATTCTTCCAGTACCTGGATCGTCTATTCCACTACGAGTATCAAGGGTTCCAATGGAAATTTTATTAAAGAAAAAACGACCTGCCGCAGTAATGGCATTAAGTCCACTAGGTGTTGAAACATTGGGGGCATTACCATTTGAGGCAAAGGGGTTACTTAACTCGCCCAATCCTTGCGAATAATAATAACTAGAATAATCAGTAAGTAAATTTTGAAATTGGCTATCAACAGTGTCATAAAAAGTAATTGATGCTGGTGCTATTTCTTGTCTGGTTGTTACAAATCTTTGATGATTGTATTGATTTAGTCTTGTTACGTTGTATTGATAACTAGGCATATCTACACCTGACACTCTATCAAATACAAAAGATCTCCCATAACTAGCATCTGATAATTCAGCAGCTGAGTCAATTACCATGTTAACAGAAAAATTAAATTTTTGTCTTGGCTTCTTGAACATTATAGCGTCATCGACACCATAAATCTCTGCTGCTAAATTACGTGGGCCAGTATTAGAAGTTAATCCCATTAACTATTATCCTGTTGCGTTAACTGCGGTATTGTCTACAGACGCACCAGTTAGTGTTGCATTGCCAGATGCATCATAAACTTCTGCATTGTCATATTGGATCTGCACAGTAACTTGTACTTGATCACTTGTAGCATATGCCATATCACCATATTGAATATTTGTAATATAACAACCACTAAGCTCAAATGTATCTAGTACACCTGGTGTTGGATTTTGTCCATCAAGTGTTTCTATTCTAGTTGTAAACTTATAACCTGCACCCGCTCTTACTGAACTTTGGTTTGCATGGTCAACTTGTCTGTTAAGTTGTGCATTTAATTCTTTTAGTGTAACGCCGTCAATATCGTCACGTAATACAATGCTTACAGGTTCCCATGTGTGTTTGCCTGCCAAATAGATTCTACTATTATATGCATCCACTGGAATCTGTTCATGTGTTAAACCAGGTCTGCTTGTACTAATAACGTTTCGTGTTGGTGTTGAACTAAATCCATCACCTTCAAAAGTAACTCTAAAACGATACTGTAATTTTGGCATAATAGTAGTGGTGTTTCCTGCATTGTCTGGAACACCAAGTGTTGTTAAAACTGCCATGTTAGTCTCCTCTATACTAGCTAATACTATTTATAAGAAATCAGTGAAAAAAATGGACGCACAAGGCGCCCATTAAGTTTGTAGTTATTTTAGTCTTTTTATACGTTAGATAGTGTGCCACTATTAACAATACGGATTGGAATGTAAATAAATTCTACTGACTTAGTTGGCTCAATTGCCACATCAATATACAATTCGTTACGATCAATACGAGCTGGTGTATTGTTACTTCCGTCACAAACAACTGCAAAGTCTGTTACCCCTCTGCGGCTTAAAATGTCTGCAAGGAAACGTTCAAATACTTGCTTTGCTCTGGCACGTGTCTGTGCATCGTTTTGTTCAAACAAGAATGGGCGAGCAATTTCATCAAAGCGTTCTCTCAGGTATGCAACTAAACGTGCTACGTTTACACGGTCAAGTGCTGTAGTTGTACTTGCTAGTGTTTTTTGTCCAAAAATAACTGTGCCTTGTCCAATAAATGTTGTAATTGGATTTAGCTTGGCAGTATACATTGCATCACGTTGTCCTTGTGTTAGTGTAAGTGCTTTGAATTCATTTTCAGAATTCATAAATCCTACTGCACTAGCATTTTGTACAACACCACGAGTTAATCCTGCTGGCGCAAACCATGGGAAACTAATGTTATCATTATAAGCATATGTATAAAGTGCCATATGACTTGGTGGAACAACTACTGTTTTGCCATTTACTGGCTCTGTTGAATTACCAGCTGGATAGTATGCTGCACTATATGTGTTATTTGTTACCAATCCATCTTCACCATTTTCTGTTGCCGCATTTGAGTTTTGAACCCAACTAATAGCGTCAGTTGCATTTTTGCGCATTGGTGTATCAACAATAATAAATGCTGTTTCGCCACGATCACTGTTTAGTGTAACTAACTCGTCTGTCAGTTCAGGATAGTTAGGTGCTGCTAACAAAGTAAAGTTATACTGTTCTTCACGTAAATCTGTTCCTGCGGCTACTGATTGCATGCTAGCAGCAATAACTTTACGCTGTGCATATCTACCGAATGAACCAGATCCATCTGATTGGTTAGTTGCTGCATTTCTCCATGCTGTTCCGTTCCAACTACGCACTGTATTTCTACTTTGTGCCATGTTTACAACAATTAGTCCATCTGGATAAATTACTGCACTTGGTGCACCAGCAATAGCACTACCGCCACCTTTAGTGTCATCAATATCAGCAAAAAGTACACCATTAGCACTTGTTTGATCTGAGTTTGTATGTTTTACCCAGGCTGATCCGTTATGCTTATAAATTTTTGGATAATCACGTTCGTTGGCTAAGCCAGAACCTGCTAAATTAGTATCAATCCAAATATCTCCATCTGCAAGAGCGCCGCCTGATGTGTCAGTTGTTGGTGCTGATGATGCATATTGTACATCTGCTGCTGGTGTCCATGATCCACTAGCACTAACATACAAGTCTAATGCATCAATTGTATTGTCAAACCAATATTGACCAGTTGCTGCTGTTGCTGTTGGTGCTGCAATTTGTGCTAGTAATGATGTAGTAATAGCAGTAGGTGCACCCAATGCACTTACAACAGTAATATCAATTTGATCTACTGCCTTGCCTAATAGTACTCCGCCTGCTGTAGCACTTGATGTTAGTGCTGTAGCACTTGAACCATCTTGTGGCACAAACGTAGTAATATCAGCATTATCTGATCCATCACTTACGCCAGCTACTGTTTGTGGAGTAAATGCATCTTCAATAAACTTACTAATTACAATATTTAAACCATTGCCTGGGCTAGTTGTTTTAACCCAAATATCACCATTACTTGGCGATGCTGGTGCATTATAGTGTTTGTCAAGTGTTGCGCCTGCTGTTGCCCATGCCGCCGCATCTTCTTTGTAATATTCAATACTCTTGCTTGTTGTTGAAATTACAACATGATAACCACCAGTTACTACTGTTGCCGCAGGTGCTGTTCCTGCCGCACCAGCAATTACTTCAACTGTAGGGGTTTTGTAATCCCATACTGATGTAGTACTATTCCATACATGGATACCATACTTACTGGCATCTGTGTCTAACCAATATGTATTAGCTGTTGAGTAAGTACTTGTTGGTTGAATTGTTGTTGAATCTAATTCTGCTAAGTCAATGTTTGCTCGTACAATATATGCACGTGAACCTTGTCCCAAATAGCTGTATGCAGCCAACAAGCCGTATTCACTTGTTTCACTACCTTGTGTAATTTTTGTTCCAACAGTAGTAAATGTTGGGTTACCAAAATACTGTGTAAGCTCACGCTGTGATGTAACCGAAATTACATTTCCTGCTTGTCCTACTTTTGTATATTTTGCAATACCATCTGATTCACTGCCAGTTGGATCTGTTTTGTTCTCTCTTGTTGCTACAATAATTAGTGGTACTGTTCCGTTTCCGGCGGCGCCATATGCGCTTTCATCAGTTACACTAACCTGTACACCTGGTGATACTAAAGCCATTTTATTCTCCTCTGGGTCATATCTATCGATGTTAGTATTTATTATGACAGCTATATATCAGGGGTGAAATGAAGGTTAACTACGTAGTTATTTAGTTAGCACTATAAGAATCAATATTTGAAATGAGAGCATGTACATTAAATTCTAAATCTTCTAGTGTACCATTGTTATCAATAGTAAAGTCTGACATCCATTGTTCTAGACTCATACTATTTTTATTTTCCGGAGGCAAATGTTCACTTCGATCAACCCAAATGCAGTAATCAAACACACCTGTGTTTTTCATTGAATGAAATTCTTTTTTATTGCGTAGTCCACAATAGATATCATGTTCCGAAAATATTTCTCTACCTAAACGAGCAGGGTCTGGAACATTATAATCACAAATGGCATTATACCACTCTTGTCTGTGATTGTGTCTATCAGCATAGCATTGCTCTTCGGAGTTGTATCCATACTTTCCTTTGAGGTTGTTATAGATAAACAACTTACTACAGAACTGACTGCTGGATTCAAAACTATAACCATACTTGTCTCTGAGAATTTCACAGACAGTATCTTTGCCATGGCGTCCATGGCCTATTACTAGTAATTTTAATTTCATGTTTATATTATAATTGGATTTGATGTATTTGTCAATACCTAAAAGATGATATTACCAGCAATACTAATTCGATATTCATCTGATGTATAAAATGCATTTACAGAATGAGACAATTTTGATGGAAAGATTATAAAATGTTTTTCCATTGTCTTGTCTATTGGCAAGCAAGACGTTTTTATATTTCCTAATATGTCAGTATAATGAAAGTTAAACATTCCAGCCTGTGGTGAGTTACTATGCTTAACACTGTTGTGACTAAGTTCATCTTCCATAAGGAAAGGTACTTTAATCCATATTACAAAACTAAACTTACCTTCATGACTGTGTATTGGATTAAATTCATACTTCTTTTGGAAGTTTACCCAAGTTCCATTTTCCTTAAATTTTGGAATGTTATCCTTTTCAAACGATCCCATTTGTATTCCATAGTCAACAATATGTGGATACAATTGTTCCATAATACAATCAGGAGTAATAACATATTCACGTTCAATGTTACCTGCTAAATTATTGTTATTTGGAACAGCTGAGTTGATGTTATTTTGAATATGTGCTATCTCATTAGTAACTGGTACAAGTTCAGATTCTGAAAACTCTCCATGATAGAATCCAGCAGTATATAAAGGTTGAAAGTTGTTCATAAAATAAGTCTTATGTTTTTGATTATCCGATAATTATACCTAAGCCAGCTTGCCCATCAGTATAAGTTTTAAGTTCATCATCTAGTTTATCAATTGCAGCTTGTGCATCCATTCTAAGTGCATCTGCATTTAAACTGGTTCCGCCTTGTGGCCCTGCAATAGTGTTAAACTTACCACGTGCTTCTGCTAGCATTAACTTACTATAAGCAAGTGCTAGCTCTTTAACCCATGGCATAGCATATGTATCTGACAATAGTTCTTCTTCACTACGCTCTTTGTACACATGCAAATAAACAGTGTCTTGTGCTTTGGTTCTACGGTGTATTGTTATGTTTTTACTTACAGTATTCCAAGTAAACAATAACTCTTTACCAAAGATACGTCCTAGTGTTTCACGATGTTGAGATAGCGCATCAAAAGTGGCCAGTCCGCCTGAACGTCCGCCGTGCAATAGGTAGTTGTTTAGATATGCAGCTTCAAATGGCTCCATATCTGCCCCACCACTACCGTTAAGTGTGCCACTTGCTCGACGATAAATTGTCATGACATCAATAACCTCATCAGGTAAAGTATAGTCTGCAACATCAACTATCAAGTCTAATGTAATGAAACTTTCTTCAACTGAATTTTCACTGCGCTGTCTATACTTTTCTAATGATTTACGGATGGCAAGATCGTAGTGCTCTGGGTCGAGCTCTACGTCTACCATTTGTCCGCCTAATCGAAGTTCAATTTCTTTTATAAGTTCATCACGTTTTGCCATACTAATATTTATACTATTTGAAGGCTTTTAGGATAATTGTATCTTCGTTAAGCCTGCCATTCATTTTAATATCAGTAGTTTTCAGATATCCGAATTGTGTTTTCAATTTATGTTGCGTTACCTTTTTCCACTGTGGCAATACTTCACTTGGCTTGCGTACTGTTTTTTGCCTACTTGCTTTCTCATCAAAGAACTGTAGTGTAGTTCCTTTAACCTGCAATGTTGCAGCATGTTCTGCGTAATAGATACCAAGTTTTCGTGTCTTACAATTAAAAACAACCAATGCTGTTGCACCAATAATATCCTGTGGTGGGATACTACTAATACCAAAATCTGGATCACTAGCTTTAAACTTGAGCTTTTTAATTAAGTCAACAGCACTCTTTTGCTTTGGCTTACGTACTGCACGAGTTTGTTTCTTTTCTGCACGGAGAATTTCAAGTGCTTGGAAAATACGCTCATAAAAATTATGTAGTTCTTTTTTCTCTTTTGTACTTAGATGATTGTAACCTTCAGCAAGTTGCTGTTGCATGTCATCTTGCTTTTTTGCAGGAGGCAAGTTAACAAGTTCAGTAAGTTCTTGATATGCGCCTTCATAAAACTGTTGAATAAAGCGAGCATGTCCGAGATTAATTTCCAGCTTACGGAATAGTTTTAGTGGTTGCTTGTCTTTGAGAGGATTATTTTTACGATCACGTATCCAATCATCTTCCCATTGATCAAGTTGTTCCATTTTATCAATGGTTGCTTCCATTAGACGTTCTTGGATACTAGGAACGTATTTTACTTTTTTGTTAACTTCTTCAGCTTTTTTAATTTCAACAATCTTTTGACCTTCTTCCGCAAGTTCAGCAATCCAAGCATCAAGTTTGCCTACATAATGAGGGTGCAATTTGTCTGGTGCGTTTTCTTGAATAAATGCCGCAGTTGCCCAATGACTTTTTCCACCAAGTTTCCAGTCTGGTAACTTGTTAATAGCTACTTGTACGTCTTTGTCATAATTTTTCTTGATATAGTTCTTAACTTGATTTAACCACTCTTTTGATTCCATCATATAATGGATGTGATATTTTGCCGCTTCCCAACTTGTTGTGGGAACCATATCCCATGCACCCTTGCGCCTAGTTGCACGTACTGTTTTTTTCTTACGGGTTGCTGTTTTAGCCATGTTATTCTCCTGAACTATTGCTTTTACTTATAGACGATATACTATTTTGAAACCGTTGTCAAGCCATAAATACACGTATGCCACGTTTAACGCTATATAAACCTACAAAAACTAATGATTTCCACTTTATGGATCGCCAAATCCGTGAGCAATTTTGGATTGGCGGCACTGGAGTTAACGTACACAAGTATGTAGGGCCTGCTGCACAGCCTGATCAAAATGATCCGTCACAGCCTAACTATCTTGAAGGGCGTGAGGTTGATCCACTTAGTGGAGAGTTTATTAACATAGACAATATTATCAATGAAACAAAAATACAAGACTTGTTATTCTTGGAAAACAGAGATCGTAAATATGATCCTGACATTTATGACTTACGTGGCATATACAATGTACAAGACAATGATTTTGACTTAACACAATTTGGTATGTTTTTAGCAAACGATCAATTTTATATGACATTCCATACTAACGACATGGTCGAGCTACTTGGAAGAAAACTATTACCTGGTGATGTATTAGAGTTACCTCATTTGCGTGATGATTTATTATTAGACGCCAACAAAGCACCTATAAGTAAGTATTATGTAGTAGCAGATGGCAACCGTGGTGCTGAAGGCTTTAGTCAAACTTGGTATAGCCATATTTGGAGAGTAAAACTTAATCCACTTACAGATGCACAAGAATTTAATGACATACTTGGAAATGCGGCTGATAGTGCTACACTAAATCATGACATAAGTACATACAAATCAGAATTTAATGTTAGTGATGCTATTGTAGCTAGTGCAGCACAAGACGATCCAGACGGTACAAGTTTATTAGACCACTTATATGGTTTTGAACATGCAACTGCTGGCGGTGTAGTAATACAAGACAACACATATGATCATGGAGAGACAATAGCAAGCGGTACTAGCTTCCCATCTTCAGCTAATGAAGGCGAATATTTTATTAGAACAGATTTTAGTCCCAACCGTATGTTTGTACGTCGTGGATCTAAGTGGAATAGAAGTTATGACAATGTAACTGATAAAACTTGGGTGGACCGTACATATAACGCAAGTGATTATATTACAGAAGATGCTAAGTCAATAGTCAATGACGAAGAATTCAATAGTAAGCAAGCAATTAGTGACGTTATCTTACCTCGCCCAGACAATAAAGTTAATTCAAACTATTTTGAAGGCGACTACACAGATGACGATTACGTTCTTTAAGGAAAAAATGAAATGGCAATAACAAAAAGACTAGTAAAGGGAGCGGCACTAACCCACACTGAGTTAGATGGAAATTTTACTGATTTAGACACTAGAGTTGGCACACTCGAGGCGGCTGTAGACAGTGACGGACAAACATTATCATTAGTTGGTGATGATTTAACTATTAGTGGCGGCAATACTGTTAGTTTAAGTACACTTGGTGTAGGGTTAACATCGTTTAGTGCTACTACTGCGGCGGCTGGCACACAAGATTTAGAGTATGATAACACAACTGGTGTCTTTACTTTTACCCCGCTTGATACAACAGCAATTAGCATCACCAAAAGTCAAATTAGTGATTTAGGCGTAGTGTTAACAAATATTACTGCTGAAAGTATTGGAGATTTAAGTGATGTGGACACAACAACTACTCCGCCAGCGGCAGGACAAGTATTAAAGTGGGATGCTCCTGATTCTAAATGGAAACCAGCAACTGATTCCGCTGGAAGTGGTGGCATTGCCTTAACTGATTTGAGTTTAACACAGGCATCTGCTACTGGCACAGGCACTTTAACTTATAACAATACAACTGGCGAATTTGTTTATACACCTCCAGATTTATCAGGGTTTTTAACAAGTGTACCAGCACAGACTTTTGCAAGTTTAACTGATATTAACAATGCTAACGGACCAGATATTATAGCAATAGGAACATTATCTTCTGCAGGAGTGGAAGCAGTCTCAATAGGCAAAAATACCGGCTCTGGTGGAGATTATTCACAAGCAATAGGTAACAACGCAGGTAATACAGGACAAGGTGTAGCCGCTGTAGCATTAGGAAGTCAATCAGGGGAAACCTCCCAAGGTGATAAAGCAGTAGCCGTAGGTCAGTATGCAGGTCAAACTACTCAAAGTAGTCAAGCAATAGCAATAGGTAACAACGCAGGTAAAACTACTCAAGGCAGTTATGCTGTAGCAATTGGTAGAAACGCAGGTGAAACAACTCAAGGTGCAGGCGGAATAGCAGTTGGTTCTGGCGCAGGCAAAACTACTCAAGGTCTCTCAGGGATAGCAATTGGTTATTTGGCAGGTGAATCTAACCAAGGTGGTGGCGCAATAGCAATTGGTGCAAATGCTGGTACATTAAACCAAGCCGCTGATAGTATTATATTAAACGCCTCAAATACAGCTTTAGAAAATACCCAAACTGGTAGTTTTGTAGTTAAACCAGTTAGAAACGCAAGCGGTACACATGCGTTAGAATATAATCCAACCACAGGTGAAGTTACATATGACACAGCAGGCGGTGGCTTACCTAGCAGAAGCACAGCAACAAGCACAACTGGTAGTCT